TTGTTTCCCGAAGTTTCTGCTTGGTATGTGGGAAGTTGTCCTGAATCACCTGTACGTCCTGCTATAGCGGTGCAGCTTATGCAAGCAGAGGACGAGAGATCAGGGGCTTGGACCTTATCATCTGCTGCTTCATGGCAAATTATTTATGTGCCTGCTCTTGTAAACGGATTGCCAGATGGCATGTCGCAGCTACGGGCAGCCGAACGGATACGCAGTGATTTGTCCAGACAAAGACAACTGCGTGGAATGGATGGGGACGTGTTTGACCTCGTCTCCGTCAAAGGAGGGACTCGGGCGCACGATACATTTGTCCGAGTAACATTAACTGCGGAAGAGGAACTGCCGCAAGAACAGTACGATCAGGTGAAACAGATATTAGTACATTACAAGGAGGAATAATCGATGGGATTGCCTAGCGTAACGATTGAATTTAAGCAGAAAGCATCAGGAGCGGTAACACAAGGAGCCGCGGGGACATTGGCGCTTGTACTAAAGGATTCCAGTGTTACGGAAGCCAAGGAGTATAAGGTGTTTGGGATCGAAGAGATTCCAGCGGGGCTAAGTGTGGATAATCGCGCATATGTAGAGCAAGGATTGATGGGGCTGCCCAAGGAAGTAAAGCTAGTTGTTATTCCAGTTGCAGCAACTGACTATAATAAAGCATTTGATCTGCTGGAAACGGTGAAATTTAATGTCGTTGCTTTTCCAGGTGCAGCAGAAGCTGATGTGACGGCACTTTCTACATGGGCTAAATCGATGTTTGCCAATAAAGAGCGTCGGATTATGGCAGTGCTGCCCAATGCAGCCGCAGATCATCCGGCAGTGGTCAACCTAGCAACCGACAATATTGAAGTCGGCACAAAGAAATATACGGCAAGCCAGTACACCGCGCGGATTGCAGGCCTGATCGCTGGGCTGCCGCTAACGGTTGCACCAACCTTCCAGGTGCTGCCTGAAGTGACTAACGTACCCAAGCTGACGAAGGCGGAAGCAGATGCGGCGGTTCATGCAGGTAAGCTCATTCTTTACCATGACGGTGAGAAAGTAAAGATTGCGCGCGGCGTAACTTCGTTCCAGACGGTAACCGAGGCACTGGGTGCAGATTGGAAGAAGATTAAGGTTGTCCGTGTGTTAAATAAGACGTATCACGATATTAAAGACACCATCGAGGATCACTACATCGGTAAAGTACAAAACTCTTACATGAATAAGTTGTTGCTTATTTCTGCAATTAATGCTTATTACGAGGTATTGGAACAAGAGGGTGTACTGGATCCAGGTAAAAATAGTGTATCCGTTGATATGGCTGCACAGCGCACCTACTTAAAATCCCTTTTTGGGGCAGAAGAAGTAGCTAAAATGAAGGAGCAGGACATTAAAGAAGCAAATACGCGTGATCAGGTATTTCTAACGGCAACTCAGCGACCGCTTGATGCAATTGAAGATGTGAAGCTTGCCGTCTATTTGTAAGTTGGTTTGCAGGAGTAAATTATCTTAGCACAGTATAGCAGCACACTTATACTCAAAATGGATATGGCAACTGCTGTGGGCAGCAGAGTCAGGTGAAGATAAGGGAGGAAACTAATATGGCAACTGCATTTCATGGGGAAAAAGTAATGTCTGGTACGTTCGGGGAAGTATGGCTGGATGGAAAGCTGGTAGCTGAAGCCCTTTCAATGGAAGCCAAAATTGAGATTGAAAAGGAAGACGTTCCGTTGGCAGGCAAGTTTGCAACGGATTCTAAATTTATGGGCTACAAGGGCTCCGGTACCTTGAAGATGCATAAGGCAAATTCTCGTATGATTACTCTTCTGAGCGATCAGATCAAAAAAGGTATTAATCCACGGTTTATGATTATGTCCAAATTAAAAGATCCTGCTGCTGACGGTGGCGAAGTTATCACCATTAAAGATGCTTGCTTTAATGACTTAAGTCTAGTGAACTGGGAACTGAAGAAAAAAGGCGAGATTGAAGCACCGTTTACATTTACGGATTGGACCGTTCAGGATTTCGTAAAGGTGGATTAGTGGGAGTAGTAGTTCTGGCAACTAGCAAGATGTAGGCGGTGTACGACGTATACCGTCTTTTTATAAATGGACACAAGAAAAGGAGCTTAATTATGGGAAAATCAACGATAGATTTATTGCTTGGAATGGGAAATGGAAAACTGCATCGGCCTTTCAAAGAAGTGGAGTTAAAGCGTCTAAGTCAGGCAGCGGGAGAGCCGATTGTGTTTAAATGCCAGGCTCTAACGATGGACGAGTTTGAGGAAATTCAGGACATTTCAATGTCGATCAGTAAAAAGGGAGAACTGGAAAGCTTTAGCGCTAGTCGGGTGCAGTTGTTTACTGTTTTGCAAGGTGTCGTAGAACCGAATTTAAAGGACCCTCAACTTCTTGAAGCATACGGGGTATCCACGCCAAAGCAATTACTGGAATCCTCCAAGCTGCTCCTGCCTGGTGAAATTACTCAAATTTATAATATGATTTCTTCCTTATCCGGCTTTGGCGAAGGCTCTATGGAAGAGTTAAAAAACGACTAAGGTCGGATGGCTATGGCGAGATGCTCTATTATTATTGGAGTCGCAAAGGCATCCGGCCTTCTATTATTCAATCGATGCCTGCCGGAGAACGACACCTGATCCGAGCTTTCTATGAGATGGAGCAGGAAGATCGGGAAAAGATGGCCAAAACGGGACAGGTGTGGATTACGATGCCTGCTTTATAAGGGGGTGAATATAGGTGAGTGTCAGAAAAACGAAGCAATTTAGCAAGGATACGGCCAAGCAGTATCAAGATCTGTCAACGGCCATGATCGAATCGTTCGAGCGGGCTAGAAAACAAATAGTTTCGACTCAAAAATCAATGACAGCAGAGCTAAAAAAAATGCAAGGCAAAGAAGAAGAGGCGAAAAAACCGTTTGAAGTTTTAAAAGAAGCGGGTGTTTCGGCAATGAATGCCATATCCAAAAAAGCGACGCTTGTGACGAAAAATTTACAACAGATTTCGAAAATGGATATGGATGCCCCACCTCTTGTGCAAAATCTGTTTTATGCTTTTATGGGTATAGAGAGAGAAATGAATCCCTTACTTGCGGACGTTAAAACTAGCTTTCAAGCGGTATTCGGATCTTTGAAAATCAGCTCTGCGAGAGCAGCTTTACGAATGATCAAATCGTTCCAGTCGGTAAAAGACCATTTAGCCCTTCAAGTAGATGCGAAGAAAATTTATTTTAAAGCGGTAGTTGCGCCTTTCTTTGTGCAAACTGCCAAAGTATCAAAAGCAATTGCTCAAATATCGGTAAAGCCGATCACGATATTTTTTAAAGCAGTAGACCTTACTGCGTCTGCTATCGCTAGCATTGGCAAAGGAATTCACTCTCTCCTAAAAAATATTAAGTTTGACAAGATGCTGACAGACGGGATTGGCTTCGCCCTGAACAGTGCTTTTGACTGGGAAAGGCAAGGGATGTCCATAAATCACATCATGGCATCGAGTCAGCCGGGGAAGCCAACTGGAACCGTTCAGCAAGAAGCTGACGCCTATCTTAAAATGCTTGATAGCAATATATCTAATTCTCCGTTTGACCCTGACGACATGTTGAAGGCAGGAGCTTCTGCTTTAAAAATGTCAGCTGGAGATTCGACTCAAGCGATGGCAATGCTTAATTTGGCCAAAGATATGGTAGCCGTTAATCCGGCCAAATCACTAGAGGACGCACTAGGTGCGCTTAATGAATTAAAGATCGGCAAATCGGGCATGAAAGTCGCTTACGATATAAAAGACTATGGCTTTGAGGTCGATCCGAATCAGCTTGCAGGAGCAAATGGGGATTGGAGCAAAATAAAAGGGCAGCAGGGGATTGGACTGACCGAAATGTTTAGCGGCGGTTCTGACAAACTAGGGTCAACGGCTGGCGGGATGGTCATGGTCATTAAAAATAAGTTTAAGTCGGGCTTAGCTGGCATGGGAAATGAATTTATTAAAAATTTAGCTCCTGAGTTGCAGAAACTGATGCCGTTTATGCAGAAGACGGCTGACTTCATGACAAATATTGGCGCAGCTGCGGGAAAAGCGCTTCCCGTTGTCATGTCTCAGCTGAAACGTTTTATTGAATGGGTTACTCCTTTAATCCAGCCCGTGATCGCGATTATCCAGCAGGTCGTGGAAAAAGCGGTACAATTTATTACCCCATTGCTGCCACCGATTATAACGTTGTTCCAAAGCGTGTTTGGATGGATTCAGGAAAATATGCCTATCTTTCAAGAGGCGATTGGTGCGGTATTCGAGTTTCTACAGCCTATCATCTATACGATATTGGATACGTTTAATTCCTTATGGCAGACTTGGCAGGAAGCTTGGCCGGTTATTCAAGATATTTTATCAACGGCGTGGGGAATATTTGAACCAATCTTTAATGGAATTATTGATTTGTTTAGACTCGTTGTGTTTGTCTTTAACCAAAGCTTCCGGCCGATGCTTGAAATCTTATGGGGGCTATTAGAGCCTATTATGGATGGGATTTCAAAGATTGTGAACTGGGTGGGCGACAAGTTTGGCAATCTGATTGATTGGCTGATCGGTGGAGATCCTCCCGATTCTCCTAGTAATCCAGCTAAACCTCATGCGGCAGGCTTACATACGGTTCCGCGGGATAACTATCCAGCACTGCTGCATAAAAATGAAGCAGTGCTGACCGCACAAGAAGCAAATCAATATCGAAACGGACGTAGTGGAAGTCGTGGTATTACGATTAATTTAAACCATCCAGTGGCACGTGAAGAGGCCGATTTTGCCAAGTGGGCCCAAGTACTGCGTGCTGAACTGGAGGGTGCAGCGATTAACATGGTCTAAAAGAGGTGAAGCAGCATGATCCAATTTTGGCTGTCATTTCAAAACGGAGCCGAGCATCTTAGGCTCCCGGTTCCACCGCAGACCTTTGAAATGCAAACAGGTACGACTTTAACCTCTGTCAATATTCATAGTTTGGGCGAAGCGAACGTTATTGGCAGGAGACGATTAAAAGCGATATCACTTAGCTCGTATTTCCCAATCGTCAATGACGGTTTATGTCAGTACAGCAGCTTTCCTACACCACAGCGATGTATACGGATGATTGAGAAATGGCGCGACAGCGGCAAGCCGATACGTTTGATTATTCAAGGACAGGGATTGAACATTAATGAAGCGATGGCGATTGAAAATTTTAATTATTCACAGAAGCACGGTCCAGAAGATGTCCAATTTACACTAGATTTAAAAGAATATCGCTTCTTAACAACTGGGAGTGCTGTATCTGCTCCAAAAGGGCAAGTGAAGCAGCAGGGTCAGCCCCGTCCGAACGAGAAACAGATTCCACTTAAATATAGGGTCATGCCAGGAGATACCTGGTTTTGGATTGCTCGGAAAATATGGGGCAGCGGTGCGAAAGCTAAGTTTCTTCAGGAGCTGAATGAGCACAAGGGGATTGGGAAGAAAACGAATACGATGGTGCTGGATGACGTTTGGCTAACGACCCATGAGTGGAGAGAGATTTATTTGAAGTAAGGGGGAGGTGAATATATGAAGCTTATCCATACCTCTCGCGATGGTAAGAAGACGAATATAACAGAACTTATTACCCGCATGACTTGGAGCGGCACTTTGAGTGAAGCAGCCCGAAAGCTGGAATGGTCCGTTCTCGTATCCGATCACGATTATTATATCGCCAATGCTCCGATCGATCTTGGTGAAATGGTGACACTCTATGGGGAGGACGGCCGTGAGCTGTTTCGGGGCTACGTTTTTCGTAAAGGCAAGTCGCTTACAGGAAATGAGATCGCTTATTCCGCTTATGATGGTTTAATCTACTTGTTAAAGTCGACGATTTCAATGAAATTTGAGAAGCTGACAGCTGACAGTATTGCGAAGCTGATCTGCAAGGAATTACATGTGCAAGTTGGTGATTTGCCAGAATCGGACTTCCCTATTAGTTTTGTGCATATGGGAAAAAGTGCTTATGAGGCAATTATGATCGCCTACACGCAGCTCTCGAAAAAGACACGTAAGCTGTACATCCCCCGCATGAAAGAGGGGAAAGTGACAGTGGTGTCGTCAGGAGAGGTGATTGCAGACAGACTGCTGTCTTCTGCATCTAATTTGCTGGAAGCCCAGTTCGACGAGGATATCGAAAGTATGATTAACACTGTCCGAGTTACAGATGAAAATGGCACATTAATAAAGCAGGTTGTACAAGAAGAATGGCTCAAAAAATACGGTAAATTACAGGCTACTGTGCAGAAAGAAGAAAAGAAAGACAGTCTCACATTGGCTGAAGAGCATCAAAAAGGGATACAGAGGACAGCCTCCGCTCAAGTTTTGGGCGAACCTAAAGCATTGGACATGATCACGGGACATATGGTCATGATGAACCACGGCATTTTGGGGAGGACTGGCCTCTTTTTTGTGAGTGGTGATACGCACACCTTTGAAAGTGGGCAGCATCTCATTCAATTGGAACTGCAATTTAGTAAGATGATGGACGAACGTACAGCGGAAGCGGAGTAAGGAGGTTGGTGTATGTCGCAATGGTCCTGGTTCGTTGATTACATTCGGGAGCAGGGGGCGAAGTACAATCCGCCTTTTATGCTGGTTGGTGAAGTATTGGAACCTTCACCAAAACTGCAAATACGAGTGGAGGGAATTGTGCTCCGTGCCGAGGATTTGTGGGTGACTGAATCGCTCCTGGATAGGCATATTTCACCAGGTACACAAGTGGCCATTATGCCTATGCAAGATTCGCAGCGATTTATCGTACTAGGTAAGGTGGTGAGGCCATAATGGATTCCATATTTCCGTTTATTGATGGAGACCAGAGGCAGATCGGTAATGAAGGTACAGACCTTCCATTGTTTCAAGAATATGCTTGGAACTATGAGTGTAACGATTTTGTGATGCATAACGGTGAACCGCTGCTGTTGGCAGGTAATGATGCGTTGCGGGTGTGGATTTATAAAACGTTAAAAACGGAGCGCTACCGATATCCGGCATACAGTTGGAATTATGGCAGTGAATTTGAGGCCCTTATTGGCAGTGCATTTACTTCGATTATTCAACGGAGCGAGGCTGAACGATATATACGCGAGGCGCTGCTTGTGAATCCTTATATCGTTAGCGTTGAACAGCCAGAAGTGCTGCTTGTTGGCGATGAGCTGCGGATTAACGTTACCGTCAATACGATCTACGGGGAGGTGAATGTTGATGTATGAACAGAAGACGTGGGAGCATTTGCTAGACGAGTTGTTAGCAACGGTTCAATTACCCCATATAGCCAAGCGTGAGGGCACCTTTGTGTATGATGTATTATCACCATCAGCGCTGCAATTGGAGCAAGCTTATATCCAATTGGATCGTGTATTGGAGATCGGCTTTGCAGAAACGAGTTATGGCCGTTATCTGGACATGCGTGCGGACGAGCATGGCTTAAAGCGCAAAGCTTCAGAGGCGGCGCGCGGGATGGTCACGTTTAAGGGCAAGACGGGAGCAGTCATCCCTAAAGGTGTAACAGTAGCCACGACGGATGGCACGATGTACAGCTCGCAGGCCGCTGCGCTTGTAGCCGATACAGGAGTAGTATCAGTACCGGTCAAGGCGTTAGAAGCAGGATCCTCTGGCAATGTACCTGCGGGTATTATTAACACCATAATTACGGAACTGCCAGGCGTCCAGTCGGTATTTAACGCTGCGCCGACCTCTGGAGGGTATGATGGGGAACCAGATAGTGAACTGCTGCAACGTCTGCTTGCTAAAGTACGTAATCCGGCAACGAGCGGCAATGCGGATCATTATTTACAATGGGCGCTAGAGGTGCCTGGCATTGGAGACGCCAAGGTGTTCCCGATCTGGCAAGGGCCTGGAACGGTGAAGATCGTAGTGCTTGCTACTGATAAGCATGCTCCTGACACAGAAGTGATTGCAGAAGTACGTCAGCACATTGAGACGATGAGACCGATTGGTGCCGATGTAACCGTTGCAGGGGCAATAGAAGTGCCCGTTCATGTAGAGGTTCAAATTTCCTTGACGCCTGAAGCTGGAAGTGTGGACCAAGTACGTACCCAGATTGAGCAGGGGATGAAGGAATACTTGCATAAGCTAGCATTTAAGGACCGTGTCGTCAGAATTGCACGTATTGCCAATGTACTGCTGGATACTCTTGCTGTGTTGGATTATGACCAATTAAAGATGAATGGTGCTAACCATAATCTTGTTCTACAGGAGGATCAGGTAGCGGTACTGGGGACGGTGAAGTTGTTATGACCGGTGTGCAAAATACAAGGCTTGCTTCAAGTCCAGAATCATTACGGGACAAGCGAGCTGTCATTATAGAACAAATGCAGCAATCCATCCCTGAGTTTATGTTGGAATCACCGTTGTACAGTCAACTACTGAAAGCGGAGGCAGAGCGTTACGGCGCATTACAAGACGATATAGACGAACTGCTGCGGCAATTTTATGTAGATACTGCTACATATGGATTGGACTTGTGGGAACGATTTTGTGGTATTCCTGCAAGCACAGCCAAACCGATCAACCAACGGCGTGCGGTCATAAAGTCGAAGTTGCGGGGCATCGGTACAGTCACAGCAGGCGTCATCAAAAACGTAGCAGAATCGTATTCCAACGGCGAAGTAAGCATTCGTGAGCTGGCTCATGAGTACAAGCTAATCGTTACTTTTATCGGGAAAATGGGGATTCCGCCCAATCTGGCGGATCTACAGGCCAGTTTGCGAGCGCTCATTCCTGCGCACTTGGACATCGAATATGAATTTACTTATTTAACATGGGGGAACTTGGATCATCTGCAATTAAACTGGAACGATTTCGATGATCTTCAACTGGATTGGGACCAAACCGAAGTGTTGGATCATCGTCAGCCTATCGTTAGGTCTAGTGTCGGATTGACGATGGGGGAACCTTGATACAATTATGCAACGCCCTAACTTGGTAGTTAGGGCAGTGGACAATTGCTCAAGCGAGGGCATTCATCAGAATAGGGACAAGTCAGTACAAAATTGGAACTGCTTATCGGATGCTGCCCTTGCCTTGAATGTATGAATGTATGCTAGGTGTATTTGTCTGAAGTGCTATGGAATATTTCATTAAAAAAGAAGTGAAGGAGGGATCGCGATGCCATTTACATTCCCTGTGGATGCCAACAACAAGGCGGGGGCTGTCAAGTCTATAGGTGCCAACGGATTTACAGTCCCCTCGCAGTCTACCGGATACGAAACCAAGGAAGTTAAACGAATGAAGTTGGAGGCAAGAGTGAACACGCGACTAACTTTTACGGGGACGTGTGAAGTGTTTGATATTCACAACTTTGGAGTAGGGGATATTTTCGTCAACATCGGTGCCGCTGCAACGGTTGATGGAGCGGATAGCATCATGGTACCCGAAGGGATGGGCTATTCGTTGAACGTACGTGCGACGGAACTGCACATCATATCAGACCGAACACCTAAGATTCAAGTTGTGGGGGTGAGATAGGATGGGCTTGTATCCGTTGCAGGGCGGAACTCCATTGGTGGAAAAGCCGCCTGTGTCGTTGGAACTGAAGCCAGGCGTTCAGGTGGTGGAGGCGGAGGAGGATTCTTTGTTTAAGTTGTCGGGCATTCAAGGCCGGACATTAATTAATTTGTTGGGGAATAAAGGGGCTTGTGAAGCAATTACCGAATGGATACCTTGGCAAACAATCTGTACGGTCGAATCAGCTTCATTTAAGGTCTCTCTACCAAGTGACGCAAATGGAGATATTAGTACAATTGTTCCTTTAGAAGTGGATAAATACTATGTACTTGTTGGTGATGTGAAAAATGGGAATGCGGAATTTATACGCCTTCAGACGCAAATCCAAACTGAGCTAGGTTCAGAATGGTTTGCAGTAGATGCTACAAGTACCCAAGATTTTCAGACGGTGTATTCTGCATTTCATACAATGGGGAAGAAGAAGATCAATTTCAGTGGTGTTCACGTAACTGTATATGGGGCAAAAAGTGGTATGCACGGATATGTAGATCACATTCGAATCTATGAGATAAACTCGGACCAGTATCAGTTTGTTACTGAAAATAAGCTGCAATCTGAAGAGATTAGTCGATTGTATCCATTTGTAAATGGAATGATGAATGTCCTTAATCCGTACCAGAAAGTTATAAGCGGCAATATGTGCCCTTCCTTTGTTGATTGGTCTCGTGGATTGGAGAACAGAGTTATAAGCCCCTATACATTACATATCACATCCACTTTAAAAAGTATTTTTTCTGTAAGTCCACTTATTCGTGTCCGAGCCGGCCAGGTATTCCATTTTAGTTGTACTGTAACAGGGGATGGCCAATTAGCATATCAAACATACAATTGTAAAAAACAAGTGCTGAATAGTTATCAATTGGGCCGTGGAACGGGTACATCACGAGATGAAGTAATTGGCGGCACTTTAACTGTAACTGAGGGTACTCATTATATAGCAGTTAGAGTGGGAAAAGACGTTGCAGCATCATCGAATAAAATTGAATTCATGAATCCAATGCTATCGTATGGTTCGTTTGCAAGTACATTTTGTCCACAGCATCAAAGTATTTGGGCTGCTGAGTGTAGTCTGGCTTCCTATCCAGTAGATGGGAGTAGCCCGGATGAGTTATATATAGGAAATGATGGAAAACCATACGTGATCGAACATTGGAAAAAAATAGTTTTCGATCAAGCTCTCAGTTGGTTCACATCTGTTAGTAAGACAGGGTATAAAGAAATAGGAACAGCGCTTAATATTGGATATAGGCCAACTCATGCATATTTAAATAGACCTGACGGATTACTACTATCTTATACGCCATCAGCACAAGAAGCAGTAAATTGTTTTGATATAGCGGGAAACGGGGTGTATTTAAATTTAACAATTCCTAACTCGCTGAGTGGTTGGGGAGATAATTATAGTAACCCATCTAAAGATGAGATTATGGCATGCCTGCTGGGCTATAAGATGTATGTAGCAGGTGGCAGCGCTAATATTGATTTTAATGGGGTTGGTACAAAGGCTTGGGCATACCATAGAACTGATGGAGAGTGGCAAGACGTTGGAGTAAATGTTCCTACTGTTCCCGCGCCAGAATGGACATTTTTCCAGTTACAGTATGCTAAATCCAGTCCTACTGTAGAACAGATAAATTGTTATGAACTCGGAAGTAAGCTTATGAAGGGAACAAATCTTGTTGAGATTGGTTCTGGAATTGTAATTAGAGAAAAAGTAAGTCCTGCTTATAACTCGGCATTAAGAACTTATGGAATCAATGCTCCAGTTGCATATGGGATTGACAGCATTCTAAAGTATAAGTCCAATAATATTGAAGGGATTTACAGGAATGATAGCAATGATAAGAACTGGTTCATAATTCAGGACATAACACAAAGTTACGGAGAGAGCTACGCTGACATTTACGAATATCATTTCGATCATAATGCAGAATATCGTGCCACATATCTGATGACGAATCCAACTTTATCCTCGGTTTTCAGAGGAAGTCTAGTAACTAATCTCCACGGTTCTGTTTCGAGGGCAAATGAATGGCTGAGTAGAGTTGAAAAGCGTTTAAGTATACTTGAGAACAATCAGTCAGTAAGAGAAGCCCCTCACTGGATTGTCCCCACATTAATAAATGGTTGGCTCGCGTACAATGTAAATATTTACGGGGCTCCTAGCTATTTTAAAGATTGTAATGGAATAATTCGTATGAAGGGTGCTGTTAAATCAGGAGCATTTGGAGAGTTATTCCGCTTGCCTAAGGGGTATAGGCCCAAAAATACAATTACCATCATTCTTTTGTCAAGTAACGGTGTGAGTGATGTAGTATCAGGCATTGATATATCTGCTGAGGGAAAAGTTTCGATAAATCGAGGTGCTAGCACATTTATTAGTTTGAATGGAGTTTCCTTTTTAACAGAACAATGATGGATCAGTTGACGATTTATGAAGTAGGATTCTGTAAATTATATCTATGTATGGAATAGGAGGTTGAACATGGCTCATAAATTGCCGAACGGTTTAATAAAGTTTGATTCAAATGATTATGTCCGCAGGGAACATTTTAACGAGCAGTGGGAGACAATCGACAGTTCGATTGGTAACCTTCGTGCAGGAAATGATCATATTCAAAAAGAAATCTCCGATGTTATTAAGCCTGAGCTTAAAGAAGTACCTGAAGTGCCTATTGTGTTAAAAGAGGGGCTTCAGTTGGTTAATGCTGCACGCGATACTCCATTTAAGATGAAAGAAATCAGAGGACGGACACTGATTAACTTGCTAGGGTATGCAGGAAGCTGTGACAATGTGAACAGATACCAGACATATCAGTCGACCATTGTAGCCAATGAGAATGGGATCGAAATGTCAGCAGTGCAAAATAGTTTTGCTGCTTTCTCAACCAAGGATAAGTACAGCTTCAATAGTGGTGCCTGTTATATATTTTTATATGAAGCCAAAGGTGTTGCAGGCAATGTTGTAGGTATAGATGTTCCTGGGTTCTTTAGTTTTGAATTTCCTGTGGATACGGAATATAAACTATATTATTCACGTCTGAAAGCTAATAAAAGCGATCAAAACATAGTTTCATTTTTTGCGAGAGCGCTTAAAGCAGGGGAAAAGTACAGTGTGCGTAACATTCGAGTCTACGAGATTTCGCAAGCAGATTATGATCTCTTGGCTACGTTGCCGTCCGAGCAAGTGGCAATAAAGTATCCTTATGTAAATGGTCTTACAAACGTTAAGAATCCTTATGCATACGTTACATCGGGTAACTTATTGCCACCTTTTACAGAGTGGGAACCGTCATCGGCGGCAGCAGGGAATTATAGCACTAACACCCCCTATGAATTAGAGTTGAGGCCTAAGCAGATCAATGCATTTACACGGGTTGGAGTTAGTGTCTTACCAAATACAGTTTATACGTTTAGCGCCGAACATTCGGGTATGTTAGCGGTGGATGATGGAGTAACGTCACTTATAGCCGACTATACAAAAAGCCAGTTCTTAACGTTCAATACAGGCAAACATACAAAAGTATACTTGTATATTTCAAATGGCAAGGAAGCAGTGTATAACTGTTCGTTCAGATACCCCATGCTCATTCATGGAGACAAAAGGAAGCCATTTGTGCCACTGTCTCGTAGCATGTGGGCAGCTGAGGTTGATCTAGCTGCCAATCTGATAGACGGATCAAATCCTGATTTACTGTATATAGGGAACAATGGTTTGCCGTATGTGTTAGAAAAGTGGAAGAAGGTTACACTAGATGGCTCGTTTACGTATGAACCTGAGCGTTTCACGGGATATGTACGAGTGAGCGCTGAGAAAATACTCGTAAACAACGTTGTTGGGAACATTAATCTGAGAGTATCTAAATATGATGGTACTATGCTGGTAACTGGACCGACTAATGCGCCAGACAGGTGTTCGGATGGTGGTGGCACGAGATTTTACCTAACAATCTCTAACGCAGATAGCGGTTGGGGAGACGCCTATACACCGACAGCAGACGAAATCAAAGCATATTTCCTTGGCTGGCGCATGTTTAAATTTGGTGATGCAACAAACGCCCCATACAATGGCGATGGTCAAAAAGATTGGGGGTATAGGCAAATAGATGGTACATTGGGAGATGGGGGTAAAACCAGTGTACCGACAACTCAAGCACCAATAACTTTAAATTGGAGGCCTTATAAACTCCAGTACTTGAAGGCGAATCAAACCGCAGAATCAGTTATTAATTATGAAACGGGTCTTACACTAGAACAAGGTTGGAACATGGTAGAAGTGGGCAGTGGCATCGTGATTCGAGAAAAGTCGAATTTCAAGCTAATAGGTGATTATTTTCAATCGAATGAGTTTTACTATCCTGAAACGTGGTTTAAGCATCGTCCCGATACTTTACTCGGAATTTATAAAAATAATTGTCCAGATTATAAGCATATTACGTGGGCTGGCGGAAGTTATGGTAAAATCAGACCTCAATTTTCAAAGTTTAATTACGACGCTACCGCGGTCTATTTTGTTACTTATACGATGCTAGACCCTGTGCTGTCTGCACCGATCAACATAAGTATAGCGCCTAACCTAACAGGTACAGTTAAGGATATTGTTCAGTGGGCAGCGGATGCGGAGCGAAGGTTAAGCGTAGTTGAAACACAGAAGGCGGAGAAGGTTGCGCCACAATGGATTATTCCTTCGTTAATTAACGGTTGGACTCATGACAACCCAGTAGGTTATTACAAGGATGACGTAGGAGTTGTTCGGTTATTAGGTAGTATTACAGGCAGTAATAATAGTACTATAGCCTTTATCCTTCCAAAAGGATACCGTCCTGACCGTGCACTACAACTCCCTGCGATTTCGTGGAATGGCACCACTTGGATTGCTGCTTCAATTTCAATAGGATTAAGCGGCGCAGTGTACGTGGACCATAATGGAGGGACAAGCAAAACAGTTATCAGTTCTTCATTCAGAGCCGAACAATAAGGAGGATACGCAATGAAAGAGGCAATACAAATCAATCTTGACGGTTTCTACGTCGAACCAACGCTTGTTGCGGATTCCGTGACAGGCGTTTTTCCTATCATGGGATCAGAAGTCGAAAGTGCTGAACAACAGGTCTTAATTGGTCACACCGTTGCTGTCGAAGTGCCACCAGGCTTATATAAGCCACGCTGGGATTTTGAACTTGCTAAATGGGTGGAGGGTATGGACCAAAAGGAAATTGATGTGCTGCAAAATAATGTTTCAACAATGACGGATACAGAGGTTATCGGACGAGAATTGGCGCAATTAAAGTTGAAAGCTATGCAGCAGCAAAATGAGATTCAAGCTCTTAAAAATGAACTGGTGCAGGCAAAGCACAGCTAACCGTTAGGTATGGGAATGTGCAAAAAGTTGCTGCCAGTAATGGCTTCAATTTTCTAATCTAGTAATTTAGTAATCTTGTAGACAGAGTATAAAGAACTCTATTTAAAGAATAAATTTATGGAAACACATAACGATATGAAAGGAGCAACACGCATGGAATTTTGGAAACATGCCTACAACCTCAACTGGATCAACGCCGAAATATTACGTCGGGCAGTGAAGACAAATGCAAATCCGTCTGGTGAAATCACCCCTGAACAATATGCTGATATTACTGGCATTGCATTTGAAGCCGTTTAGTTAGACTCACAATGATGGAGTGGTTTCACAAAGAGATACTAACAAACAAGTCTAATCATGATTCCACCAAAACATAATGCTGCAATAGCCAGACAACTTGTCACACGGAAGCAACTGAGCTTGTGCATGGCAAATGTCATGTACAAGCTTATATTCATTTAAGGAGGCATAGGAACATGGAGCGGTTCGATATCCTTATTAAGTGGATCTTGGCGGCTGTATCCAGCACGATAGCTTATTTGTTTGGCGAGACGTCATCCGTCATTGGTGTACTGGCAGCACTTGCATGCATTGATTATGTATCAGGAGTAGCGGCCGCAGCATTTGCAGGGAAACTGGTGAGTCGAACGGGATTAATAGGAATAGCCAGAAAAGCGTACATGTTTGCTATGGTATCGGTCGGTCATCTGGTAGACAGTATTTTGGGCGATGCCCATATGTTCAGGGAGATGATCGCCTTTTTTTACATCGCAAACGAACTGCTATCTATCGTTGAAAATGGAGGCAGCATGGGCGCACCCATCCCACCCGCGATTAGACAAGCCATCGCCATTTTACAGGGAAAGGGCGACAATCCTCGCAACCTTCTACGTAATAAGCCACAGCATAAACGAAGAAATAAATAAAATCCTAAACAACCCTCTTGAATAAGAACGTATGTTCCTATATAATAAGAACAGGGCCACTATCATGACTTACTTCTCCTCATTTGCAGCCTCTCGTCCGAGGGGCTGACTGTTTCTTCTTATTCAGGAGAGAGGTTAGGTATGACCTACTCTGCTCCAAGATCCAGCAAATCAATCTAACTACGGACATTACAGAAGTGAACAAGGCGGTGTTTTGATGCTATGTGACGTATTTTTTGACCTTCCAGAGATGGACAAAGAAGCCACACGTAGAAATGTTGAAGCGGTATTTGAGAAGTATCGCATGTACAAGCAGATCGGTTACGAAGTAAGGGAAACCAGACTTACATCTTCTTATACTGCGCGAGTGCATGGAGAGACGAACCGTATCTCTGATCAGACGGGAGATATTGCTGCGGATAACGTTGATATACCGGAGAAGATGCGTGCTTATTGCGAACGTGTTGAGAAGGCTGTATCAAGGCTTCCGGAGAAGGAACGCCAATTGATTACAGATCGATACTTGAAGGATGACGATGTGTATGATTATCAGGTGTACAACTTCACCTTTGATCCTCCGCTAACGGAATATAGTTACTACAAGTTAAAGTGGAGGGCTGTATCTAAGCTAGCGATTTCACTTAATGTGCAGGTATTTGTCGTTACATAATACGCTCGTGCAACTTATAGAATAACGCGTCCGCACAGACCGGCTTCATATGAACCGTCCGGTCTTGTGCAGCATCGCTCATTACCCTCTTGATTATTCCCACTTAAAGGAAGTATCCTCCGATTGTTAGATGATGAAGTGCTTCATCTTAAGCGCTGCTTAATTGAATGGATGTATTTGATAACCAACTATATGTTGTAGTCGTTCCTCTCTAAGGATAAATATCCCCAATATTCAGAAATACGATGCTCCATATGGTGAGGGCAGCATAGGTGCACCGGTTCCCATTTCCATACTCAGTCAGCGCCATCAAGCCGATAGGATCGTAAGGCACAGAGAATACGATAGAATGGCTCATAAGTGGGCATTATTAGCCCTTAGCTGTCTCATATGGGTGCTCAACCTTGTTGTTTCGTACTTTTACCTGTGACATAATGATGAAACGTCTAGGTAGAAGTGGAAGGGTGATTTATCATGGAACGGCAAGGAACCTTGAAGACGGCGCTCGCCGGTATTCAATGGTTATTTTTTATGTTTGCGAATACAATTGTGATCCCGCTGACCATCGGCCATGCATTTGAGCTAGGTGCGGGTGATGTAGCATTAATGATGCAGCGATCATTTATCTTAACAGGCGCCGCTTGTTTGATGCAGGTGTTATGGGGGCATAAATGGGTGCTAATGGAAGGACAAGCCGGCTTATGGTGGGGCGTTATTATCAGCTTGTGTGCCTCTGCACCCACAATGGGCATCACACTGCCTGAGTTAGGGGCTAGCTTGGCTGTAGGGATCGTACTGGCGGGTATCACGATCATATTGCTTGGGCTGCTTGGTGTGGCTGATAAATTAAGACCTTGGTTTAACCCGAATGTTATGTTTGTTATTTTGCTCCTTATTGGCTCGCAGCTTATGATTATTTTTTCGAAAGGGATGCTTGGGCTAAACGACAGTACAGAAATATCCCCTAATATTGCACTGCTTAGTTTTGCGATTATCGTATTTTTGTTGTTGTTTAATTTATTTGGACCGAAGAAGCTGCGTAACTTCTCGGTTTTAATTGGGATTATAGTAGGGTGGATTGCATATGCCTTACTATTTGATGCACGTGTACAGCCGATGGAAGATGGCGGCAGCCTATGGAAGCTGTTCACGTGGGGAAGCCCGACGGAACATAGCCTTAACTTAGGTGTTATTGGAGTCGCTTATGTGACAGGTCTGTTGAACATGGCCAATTCGATGGCTACTTTAAAAGGTGCGGCTGTCATTTATCGTACAGAAGCGACCCCACGACAATATAGTGGAGCTTTTGTTGTTACTGGTATTATGCATATGCTGGCAGGCTTGTTTGGTGTTGTTCCGTATTCCACGTTTGCGTCTTCAATTGGATTTTTGCAAGCGTCACGAATCTTAAATCGACTTCCATATCTTATTGGTGCGATCATGATGATGGTGTTTGGCTTTGTACCGCAGTTAGCAGAAATGTTCTCTGCGTTACCGCTCACCGTCGGCAATGCGGTACTGTTTGTTGCTTATTTAAGTATGCTGGGCGCATCACTTAAACAACTAGAGGGGATATCGTTTACGAGCCGTTCGATTTACCGTGTAGCACTCCCGCTCTTTATCGGATTGGCGTGGATGACGTTTCCAAACACCGTATGGGTCCAATTTCCGGCGCTCATTCGTCCGTTGATTTCAAATGGTTTGCTGCTCGGCATGATGATTACGTTAATATTTGATCGAATCGTGCCGTGGGATCGCATTGAAGAGCAGGATCGCGCAGATGGCAAGCAGTCTGCGCAAGCTGCTGCTCCCGCTGCTGAAAATCAGGTAAGTGCGTAA